TTTTCATGAAAATCATAGTAAGCCCCAGTCACGTTTTCTCCGGTGGTTTCCGTGTTTTATGTTATTTTTACAACCAACATCACCATTACTATGATGTTGGTTATATTTTTGTAATTTTCATCGTAAGCCCCAGTCACGTGAAAATAATAAAATGTACAAAAATAATTATTTGCATAAAAAGTCTCATCATTATAGTGATTATATGTGATAATTAGTCATCATCGCTGTCTATAAATTTATATTTAGAGGATTTTGGTTTTGCTTCTGATTGTGAGTGTGATTGTGAAGATTCTGCAATGTCATCATCATCTTCGTCATAATTATTACTCTTCTTATTATCAATTATATCTCCTTTGCCATCAATAAATGTGTACCCATTTTTTTTATAGAATTCAATTCTTTTACGAGATTGGTTTGTATATAAACTGAAATTATCGCAAACATCAATTACCATCGGAACATATTTTCGCTCATGCGGTTTTTGTCGTTGTACGCGTCCAATAGATTGTTCTATAGATGATATAGGTGATGCCAAGATTAAAGTATTTAATACAGGAATATCCATGCCTTCACTAGCCATAGGGTATGTTCCTAATATGATATCTTTGCCTTCACTTTCTTTTAAAGCCGGTTCTTTCATACCACCAACATAATACCCAATAGTTCCCAAATTTTTCTGTTTAATTTCATTTTCCAATATTTTCAAATGTCCTTTACGATCACTCAATATTAATACACGTCGTCCAGGATCTCTTTCCAATACTTTTTGCAATGTAGCTATAATAAGATTATTTCTATCTTGCCAATCACATATAGCATTTATCATTGCCGCACAGTTCTTTTTACCATTCCACATAACAAGTTCTTTACCATATTCTGCACAAGGATAATCATTCGGAACATTTATAATATGTACGAACAATTCATTCTCTGTGCGACCCTTCTGTTGAAAAACAGGTTTCCCCAAATACCACTCAAATACTTTACGAAGCCCATCTTTTCTATCTAGAGTCGCAGAAAGACCAAGCATAATTTGTGCATTAATTTTTGGCAAGGCTCGACTAAACACCTCTGATGACAAGTGATGTGTTTCATCGCATATAATAAAGGTAAAGTCGCTAAAAATCTCGGCATCATATTCTTTCATAGAGATACTTTGCACACTGCCGATGACGATATCTTTATTTTTATAATCTAATTGCTTAGCTTTAATAAGACCAACAGTCGCCGTAGGTATAAATTCTGCGATCCTTTCTTTCCATTGATTAATTAAAAATTCCTTATGACACAATACGAGTGTTTTCTTTTTAAAGACACATGTTAAATAAAGAGACAGAATTGTTTTACCGAAACCACACCCAACTGATATAATACCTCCGCGCCGCAGTGGATCTTTCGCAGCTTCAATAAATGCATTCACCGGTGACATTTGTTCACTTCGAAGGTTTCCTTTAAAAATAAGATTTGGACAATCGATACCTTCATGAATAGTATCATGCTTTGGCAATCCAAACATTTCAAAACCGAGGCATCTCGGTATATATATTTTTTTACTATTTTCCCGATACACTGGAAATGCTCTATTTTCTTCATTTGAAAGCATAGTATTTTGCTTAGGTTCGACTGTCAATAATTGACGCAGGTAATTTACGCATTCTTCATTACCATCTTTTAAAATCGCATACCCTTTCTGGGAATAATAGGTTTCTTTAATATTAAATTTTCTTATTTTAACCATTTTATAATTATTATATCAATAGAGTATTTTTCATTTTTTATTTCTTATTTTTATTTGGTGTAGTATTATCTTATTTGTTAATTATATGTTATTTGTTAATTATATCTTTTATGATTTTCTTTAGTAAAATTAGTAGAAGCATAAATAGCAATGGAATATATGATACTTCGCATAATTGCTCTTTTTTTAATAGTAATGGTTTGTGTAATTGATGTTTCTTATCTTGAATTTATATCTAAAATTGAATGGCAAGTCATTTTAGGTACATTAATAGTTGCATTTATATTATTCGCCGATGCCATTACTGGCTTATTATTCGGCTTACTATTCTTAGTAACATATTTAAGATACTATATGGTAAAATTAGGCATTAACGTATGGGATGTTAAATATAATAAATATCCAATGAATAGTCTTGTAACATCAAATTACATTACTGAACAAAACTTAAAAGATGCCCAAGATAATACCTTTAATAAAAATGCCAAGGAATATGTTGGTGTAAAAGGTGTATATGGTGAACCAGTATACAGTTCCCAAGGCAGTGATAAATTTATGCCAGGTATTTCACAATGCGAAGAAATGCACGAATATGCGCCCGTTGCTTAGAGGGCGGCGCAACAATATAAATATATAGGCAAAACCTTAAATTCTTTTTCCCCCATGTTATATTAGACGGACATATTGCAATGTTTAGAATTATAATAGCTTTAATTGTTATACTTATTTTATTATATTTTATAACTCGACCAGCTTCTCCGGTTAAAGAAAGAGCTCACGTACATGTAGAGAAAAAATGTGGCAGTGGCAGCGGTGAAGACGATCGCGACAAAAAAGATTTAAGCCCGGAAATTAATAAATTTTTCAAAATGCCGACACAATGTGTACCAATCGATTATCCTACAAAGAAAATAGGAGAATGCCCATATAGTAAACCACCATCTAAAGATATACCAGTAGCTAACGCCCCAATGTGTTTTGCAGAAAAAAATGATAATATGTATTTAAGAAATACAGGTTAATATAATATATAGAAGTACTAAAGTTAAAGTACTAAAGCACTATTCCTGAATAATTATTTTTATATGCTTTAATAATTATATGCTTTAATAATTTTATTGAATATGCATACAGGAGTAATTTCATTTTGCGATAGAATTAGTTTTAATATAAAATCATCTGACATTAAAGATAAGATTTTAAAGGATTTAAATACTAAATTTGAGATTGTCATTTTGCAAAAACATTGGCATAAACTTGACGAAAATAATATTAAATATATACAAAGAATTCCACATATCGCATGTTTACGGTCGAATGGTAATCCATATTATATGTATTTTACTAAATATGAAGGTGTTGAAATAATTTATTTTATTGATAAAAAAGTACAATCAGGATATCAAGTTCCTCGTATTATATTGTGTAAAGGAATGTGGAAACCGGAGATATTTAATGATACACTTATTGAAGGTGAAATGGTTAAAAATTTCGAAGGTAAATGGCTCTTTCTAATTAATGATGTTATTGGTTTCAAAGGGAAATATTTATCTGATGAATCATTACCAAAACGTATAGAATATGCATTTGATATGTTAACTCATATGCATACACCAAATAAATACATGGATGTGTGTGAGTATCGAGTTAAAAAATATGCTCATGCTACACAACAAGGAACTGATGCATTGATTGAATTATCAAAAACACTAAATTATACCTCACGTGGTATTTATTATTGTACGTTTTCTTATAAATATAAACCAAAGTTGGTGAATTTTGATGATAGTCTTATTAAATCAGTTATAAGAAAGGTCAAAGATGTACCAGATTTCAAAGAAGCACTTCCACCTCTTTCTGTAGAAAATTTAAATACCAGTATAGCTACGAGTACTAGCACAAGTACAAGTCCACAATCACAGTCTCGCCCACAACTGCCTAAAATGAAAAAGCGAAATTCTATGGAATCTATAGGTTCTTCTAGTAATAGTAATTCTATTGATACACCAAGAGAGAAAGAAATTGAAAAATATGAAAATAATTGCGAGAAAGTACTGTGGCTTCGTAAAACTGAAAATCCGGATGTATATGATGTATATAATACGGATCATGGTATGGTAAATAATAGTAAAATTGGTATCGCGAGTGTACATACACTTGCAACAAGTAAAATGTTACGTAATGCATTCAAAGAAGCTACGGTTGCTATGTATATACCATATACATGTAGATATGAAGAAGATGGAGGTAAATGGGTACCCATAAGTAAATTTACGGGTTGAATGTTACATTCCGACGAATCCAATTAAGTGTTTTTGAAAGATCTATTTGCATTTTTGTTAAATCCATGTTATCTGCATGATTATATTTAATATATAAGTAAGTGTTTGTATTGGTGGTATTTGCATTATTGGAATTTGTATTAGCATCATCATTTTCAATTTCCAAATATATAAACATACGATTGTTAATTCGAAATACATATGTTTCAATTTCGACTATTTGTTGAATATCATCTGTGCAAGGGAATACATGTGATGGTAACAATTCGTAATTATAACCGACTGCATACAAATTATTTTTTGAATTATATTCATCATGAATAAATGCAGATGTAAATACTTTTTGACCATCATTTTCGAGTTCATAGCGATATACTAAATTTTTGTTATGAAAATGAACAACCTTAGAAACTTGCGGTTTATTAATAAAATCCCGATTAAATTTGATTGAATTCCATCCTATTTTTTTATTTTTACCACTGAAATATATGTGAATACAATTTATATTTTTACGATCATCAATAAACTCGGCAATATTAAATAATGGCGGAGGTGGAGGATATTGTGGAACTGATTCCATTATTTTAATCTAATTGCGATTATGTTTTATGTTATTTGATTTATATTATGATATACTTATGATATACTTATGATATAGTATGTGATATCTCTTATATAATATTCATTTTTTATGCAAAAATTGAAATCTTATTTAGGGATATGTTAATTTAATACTATAAATATATCAGCACAAGTGATATCAATGTCTATTATACGAGAACAAACTTTAGAAATATTTAAAAAACTAGACATTACTGATATAGAAGCTCAAGATTTAGAAATTGGTATCTATAATTTCACTATCGATTATGGATCAAAAAATAAAATTCCGCTAAATTGGAGTTCAGATCTTTTTCAAGAATGTTACCTATCTAAAGCGCGATCTGTATATCTTAATATGAGTCGCAAAAATTATCTCATTGACAAAATTAAAAATAAAGAAATTATACCACATGAAATTGCTGATATGAAACCGCATAAACTTGATCCAGAATGTTGGGAAGGTATCATTGAAGCAGAAATGAATCGTAATAAGGCAGCATATGAAGTCACGAAGGTTGCCATGACTGATCAAATTGTATGTGGAAAATGTAAAGGTCGTAAGATATCTTATTATGAGTTACAGACACGGTCGGCCGATGAACCTGTTACAACTTATATGTCATGCTTAACATGTGGTAACAAATGGAGAATGTAATTAATTGTTTAACGCATCATATGTACAATTGTGTCCAAATTGAGTTTAGAAACAGGCCAGTATTCAATTATACCATTCGGCAGTGTTCTTTTAATAAGATATGGAAGTTTCTTTTCATTAAGCTCTTGGATGGCAATTTTACGCAATTCCATATTAGATTTAATATTAAAGTTATCTGGAATATTTACAAATGCTTCTGCACCAATGGAAAGATGCATTGTACGTAAACCAATAAGTTGATCAAACTCATATTTTGTCATCCAAGGTAAAGATATAAATTTTGAAACATCTATGTCCTTAGTTTTTTCAACATCATCTAGAATAATAAAGTTATCTTTCTTTTTTGCTGCTGCTGTTGCTGCAATAGCCGCCATTATTTATATTATAGATTTATATATTACCAAAACCTTTACATCAATTTTTATTGCTTACTTGTTGTTTATATTGTTGTTTATATATTGTTGTTTATATATTGTTGTTTATATATTTCTTATTATATTACTTATTATATTACTTATTATATTGTTTTTACCGCTTATTTAATATCTTCTTCGCGCCAAGTAATACCACAATAATCACAGCAATATAAGTATTTCATATGTACTGGATGATATTTAACATAAAGAGTCTGTGGTTTTTCTTTAGATTCTTTGCAATCTGTATTCGGACATATTAGAATTTTATCAGAATTTGTCATAGAATGTGTTACTCGTGGTAAGGTCGGATCAAACCGCAAATATTTATTTTGGTATTGCAAATAAAGTAGATCATCTTCAGAATAGAGATTTTGCGATACTTTGATAGCTACAGTTCTTTGTGTGCTTGGACCTGCACCAGGACCTGCGCTAGTACCTCCTGTAATACCATTTTCTTTCTTAGAGAAAGTGCAATGTTTGCAATATTTAATTAATGATGTATCTTCTTCAGATCGTAAATACAGTAAATTATCACATATCTCACAGAATTCCATTATTTTTATACTTATTTACACTATACTATGTTTATAATAAATCTTTATATTAATATCATTTTTTATTTAAGGTTTAGACGGTAAGTTTCATATAGAGAAACTTTTGTAATTAAAATGGCTAAGGCGGCAGCAGCAACAGCGGCAACTTCTGCACCTCTATTTAAAATTTATGTTATACACAGTGCAGCTCTAACTATTCGACTTCAAAAATTTAAACCAGTTATAGATATTATAAAAACAAGTGGGCAAAAGGCAGGATATAAAGTAGAGGTTATACTCATTACTGGATCAGACCCAAGTGTATTACAACCGCAACTTGAAGAATTACAGAAAAAAGTATCATATGATCCTACAGGTAATCAGATATTTGATCAATGTATACAAGTACTGAGTTTAGAAATGATAAGTAATATCGAGAAACACAAAGAAGCTTTAAGGAAGATAGCGGCTTCTAAAACTTCTGACGAAAATGGTGATTTACATTTAGTTTTAGAAGATGATGCTGTAATCTTAAAGGATTGCATTGATAATTTCGAAGATGTATTAAAAGTAAATCATAAAAAACATGATTGGGATGTAATTATTATGGGTCTTTCAAAGACAAGTGATGGGAAAGTAAAGCAAGAACTCGAGAATTTGAATGAACTCACCGGATCGGGAAAGATCCTGCCTTCCAAAGAAGCCTATTTTATCCGCAAGAATGTAGCTACAAATATTTTACCAAAATTCGAAACTTATAAATTTACCTATAGAATCCAATTATCTTGGATCATAAACGAGGGCGTAGGTGACAATATGCATGTATATTATCCCCGTAAGAGAACAACTATAGACGGAAGCAAACTCGGATTATTCCCCAGTTCTATACATACCAATAATATTTTAACATACAATAATGAATATATGCAACTCTATAAATTCTTATCAGTATCGAAAGAAGATATTATAAAAAATATGTCAGTAATTGATAGTTTATATAAAACAGTGAAAACTCTCAATAGTCCAGATTTTACACATTTATATGGTCTTCTAAAAATTAAAGTGGATTTACTTGAAGAAGGCGAGAAAATATTATTAGAAGCGATAGATCAAATGCGTGAGAGCCAGGGAATATTAAACAGTCGCTCTGATTTAGCGAATAATCTAGTAGAATTATATCAACATTTACAACATGATATTAAACCAAGCTTAGCGAAACCATCGAAATATGCCAATGTTAAATTCAGGAACGATTCTGGAGTTCTTGTTTAATAATCATATTTATATAGTTACGTAATTCGGGTTTAGAAGCATCTATGCTTGAATTTATAAGTGGTACCGCAGTTTGATGTATCTCTGTGATAATATCATTATAAAATTTAATATTGGTAGCTTCAATGGCATCAATGCGACGGTTTATAGCTTCAATTTGACATTGTAAATTACTAGATAATTCATTGAGATTAGCGGTGGTATTATTCAATGCATTTGATATTTTAGTTAATTCAGACATCTATTATTTGCTTTTATTTTTGTTTTAATGTTTTGTTTTATACTTTTAATTTTTTTTTGTATAGTTTTATTTTTGGTATATAAAAAAATGAATTCTATGTAGTAAAGTTATATAATACCTTAAAAATGATTATTCCTATTCGCTGTTTTACATGTGGTAAAGTAGTTGCTGATAAATATGATTATTATATTGAAGAGTTTAATAAACTACAAAAAGATGTGCAAAAAGTCAAGAATGGGACTGGTGCCGTAGCGGCTGCCGCACCTGCTGCAGAAGGTTCAAAAGCGGCTGAACAGAGGGCGGCAGCAGCTTTAGCAACAGCGGCACAAAAACATAAATTTTTCGATAATGTACATACTGGTGAGATTTTGAATAAAATGGGTCTTACTCGTTACTGTTGTCGCAGACACATGATTGCCACAGTAGATATGATGGATACTATTTAGTAGTGTTGTGTTATGTTGTTGTTATGTTGGTGTTGTGTTATCTTATTTTTGTGTTGTGTTATTTTCGTGATTTATATGGTAATATAAATATATCTATTAATATTAATGACTACATTAGATAGTGCAAATAAATTAAAATTAGGTGAAGAAATACATAATTCTATTAAAGAATCGTCACAATTGATAGAATTAAGTAATGATTCATTACAGCAAAAAGAACTCATTGATAAAATAAATACCTTTTTAGATGCATATAATAAAAGAAAACTTCCGGATGAAGACGTAAATACTCCTTGGATAGATTTATCATTAAAAGAAATATTCCGTAAAACTATTCAAACAGCAGTGGATATCATAAATGATGTATCTGAACAGATTAGTAATAAAGAACTCGTAAGTGGTACGGAATATCGTAGAGGAATAGTTATGGCATTTACTGCACCAGAAAGACGTGTATATGTTGGTATATGGCTCATTATATTCTCGTTTATATTATACTTTATTGATTCTGCAGCGTAAGCGCGTAGTAGCGTAGCGGTGCAGCGGTATAGCGCCTGGGCGCTTTAATTTATTTTTTAGTTTTCGTCATGATAATTAAGAGACGATACTGTGATGATTTTAAGAGACGAAACGGTATTTTTTGTTTTACTCGGGTCTATTATATTTTATCAATTGAGTTCTTTCGGTGCGGAGAAATTATTATCTATAATTATTATTATAATTTTTGCCGGTGTTGCATATTACTATTTAGATAAGAAGAATATTAAATTAATTGAAGAAAATGCCGTGATTGAAAATGTTATTAATAAAGAATCGGAAAGCCGGAAAGAAGTAAATGGGGAAATTGTAAATGTCCAGAAGTTTCCACCAGATAGTAAATTCAAATTTGTCTTTAAAAACCATATATTAGTGGAAATAATCGATGACTTAAATATTCTAAGAATGTTTGATCGGGCACGATATGCCGATTTAATATTATACATGGACAAATTGCAAAAGGTCTATATTTATATTTTAGCAAACCGGTATGAACCACGAAGTTATATTCCAACATTTGTGGATTTATCGGACAAAATCTTAGAGATCTTATATAGTCTTGTATTTGTTATTCCGGAATCATTGCGACATGTATATGGTATAGATAGTACTGAAGAATTGGTGAAAAAAAATACAGAGAGATTTGTTGCCTTGCGTACAAAAATGGTAAAAATATTGCAAAACTTCGCAAAAGCAGAACACAATATTAAGTTCCTCCCTGAAGTTTTCCCAAGACCCAGTAACAATTATACTGATGATAAAATTTTGTTCTAAGATAAAAAAATAATATATTTATAGTAGTTAAATAATAAGAATAATGGCAGATGCTGAAACAGCACCAGCAGCAGATGCAGAACCAACAGCAGAGACAGCAGAGGCAGCAGCAGCAGCGGCACCAGCAGCGGCACCAGCAGCGGCA